AAGAGTCGTTGTGCGAGTTGAGCCGCCAGATGTAATTACGGCCCTGGGTGTCTTTTCGCTTCGAGTAGCCCAGCCACGCGGTAGCATGTCCACCGCCACCGCGTAGGCTGATCGATTCAAGTACCCCGTTTCGACTGTAGAACGAGTCATTCCAAAGAGTCCCGGTATGAACCGCGCCGACGCCACTGGCTAGATACTGAAAGATTGCATCGTATGATTCTAGCCACGTATGCGAGCGGATTTTGAACTGGCCCGCTTTGGCCCTCATCGCATCGGTAACGATTGTTCGAGCGTTGTTTGGGTATGGTGTCCGATAGGGCAAATCGGACTCGGGTAGCATCCCGATCGTAGTTGCCACCTTCAAGCCGCTGCTGATCGTCGATCCTTTATCGACCCCAAAGAGCCTGCCGCCGTCGAGTCGCTGAGACTCAAGGTAAGCAAATAGAGAAGACAATTGACGCTCGGCCGAGAATCCGCCTTGGGCCAATGCCCAAACGTATTCGCAAGCATTGGCAAGCGAGAAACCTTGGCAGCTTGACATGTTGCCTTGCTTATCATGCCGCATCAATGGCCGAGGGTCGATTTCTTCGGGTGCGTTGTAATCGCCGACGCGAAACCCAAGCTCGATCGAAGTCGCTCGGATCTCGTCGCGGTTTTCAATGGTGGGGTCGTAGCCGGAGAAAAAATCACTCATGGACAATTTCCTCTAAGGCGTCAAGTACTGAGTAGACCCCGATCATTACCGCCTCTAGCAACGCGTGCGCAAACGCAACTGGCAGGAACGCAAACCAGACCGCAACGAAACCCGCCATTGCCGCGTACCGCCTTGCCCGCTTCATTCGCCATCCTCCAACCCTCTCGGGTCACCCGGGCCCAAGGTGCCATCGGGGAGGATATCGTATTTGATATGGTCGAGCTTTTGGGCTTGCATTGGCTTATCAGTTCGCTTGGGTCGCATCGAGTATCCTGCGAAGAACGCCGCTCCCGCGATCGCCGCCAAGAATGCCCCCACGCCCAAAGGCCCCGCCCAAAGGACCAACTGAACAAGCTTCCAAGTTACAAATCCTAATTCGTCCATATTACCACGCACTCGCTATTTCTTTGTTGATTCGTGCTATTTCCGCTTCACGCCCCGCAAACGTCACTGGTAATTTTAACTCATCGATCGCCGTGTACACTCGGTCGAGAGCTTCGCGATTCTTCCCGCCCGCATTGTCCGAGATGAACTTGGTCCATTGCTCTTGGTTGGCGATTTCGCCCGCTTCGATCTTTGCCGCCGCATCGAGAAAGGCCTGTTTGTACGCCGCTCTGATCGATGGGATAGTCGACCGGACCACGGCCGTTACCCCGGCCGCCGTAGATGAATCACCCCCCTCCTTTGGCTGTTGGCTAAACGCGTAGAAGACTAAGCCCCCAATGATTAGCCAAGGAACCCAGTTGTTTTCTTTCTTCGCCATCGTCACTCCATTTTGCCCCCTGCCAACTCACCGAGCCCTATACATCGGAAAAGTTCGGGTTGGCGAGGGGTTATTCGTCGCTTTCGTCGTCACCGTCGTCAAATTCGCCCGCATCCCAAGCCGTCTGGAGGATGTACCCCATCGGAGCATCGGACGCATCGTAAGCTGAAAGATAGCCGTTGTCTTTGGCCCATTTCCAGACTTTGAACGCCAATTGAATCAAAGCGAAAATCATCGCGATTGTCGCGGGGTCGAGCCCGTAGACGCCGACAAGCTTCGACCGAAGAGCCCTTCGAGCCTTGCGGGTGTTGCCGTCTGCATCGGCGTAAGCCTGAGCGAAGTCGGCGTTGTGTTTGCGGGCTAGCTCTTGGAGCCGTGGGAATGCAATCACGATGCCACCTCATCGGGCTTCGGCAGGGGTCGAACCGAATCGCCTACGATCCAAGCCCCGATAACCCAAACCAATTGCTGAATCTGATCTTCGCTGAGCGGTACGCGATCCTTCAAAACGACGACGGCAATCGTAGCCGCCGCCGCCCAAAATCGCTTACTCTTGACAAGTTCGCCTAAGTTCATGGTTTTTCTCCTTTGCCAACATCTTATCCACCGTCAAGGGGCTTGACAATCACTAGCCCCCTAAATTTCGCTTTTGCCGCTTCCTAGCCACCGGCTTGGACTTTGGCCGACCTCGCCCGGGTCGCTCTCTGCCAAGGCCATACCGAGCGTTTATTGCGTCAAAAACCAAGTAGGCAAACGTCCAGCCTTTTTTCTTGGCGATTGCCCGCCATAAGGCCAGATCTTCCTTGGGTTGGCTAATGTTGATTCGCTCCATTATTGGGTCACCTCGATTATCGTCCCAATCGAATCGTGGAGCCCGCCAATGTACCACTTCTCGACCGTGAGCCTGCAAACTTGCCCGTCGTCATTGTAGGCGATTTCGTTGAGGGCATCGAGGATTGCCTTGGCGATGTTGTCTAGGTCTGGCTTTGTGGCCTTTGGCTCAAACTGTTGCCGTCGCTTTTTGCTGTGGCCCTTGAGTCGCTCGAACCAGCATACAATCCTGATCGATACTGGCCCCTCTAGCACCTCGCCGCCTGCGTTGACGTAAGCCAGCGCGATTGCTTGCTTGTAGGCGTGCACCGGATCGCTTTTGGGGATGTAGGGCATGCAGGTTAGTTTCCCTTGCTTCGTTTTAATAACGCGGAAGCTATGCCGAGGTTGCGCGATCGGTTCGCCTGGGATGAAAATTTTCATTCGCCTGCCTCCTTTCGTCGCTTGCGAAAAATTCTAATCGCTTCTGCATACCTAGAATCAAGAGCCCTGTCGTAGGTCTGCAACTTGATCCGTGAAAAATACTCGTTCGCCTTCCGGCCAGATATTGCACGCCGAAAGATTTTCCTTGCTTGCCTGATCTTCATTCGCCAACCTCCCTGAACTTTCGATAGAACACCCATTTTTCGCCGTGAGCCTTGCCCCGCTGGATTGCTTCGTGAACCCGCATCCCGATCGTGAAGTTGCATAGCCGGTATTTGCTGTCCCTGTCGGTCCACTGCAAATCACCCGCTTGAATCGTGTCTGCCCCGTCGAGCGATTGCATCGAGCCTTTAATGTCCACAGCCTCGGCTTTGTCGTAGTGCTCCAATTCCGCGATCGTGCAATAGCGATGAAATTGGCCGCAATTGGAAACGAATCGATATTGGCGGTCTGGCCCCCTGACGATCGAAAGAATAATTCCTTCCGTCCCGTGCCGATCATGTCCCGGCAAAACGAATCGCACCGCATCGCCGACCGCTAGAGGCTCGCTCGAACTATCCGGGATTTCCGAAGAGTTGAACGGCTCGACGGGTCGGCATTGCTCCCAGGCAGCCCAAAACCAGTTGTCATCGCTGCTCGGCGTGACCTTTATCAGGCTCTCGCATGGCTCAATCACCTTGCACAACACCAAAACCCTATCGCCTACTTTGAACTCACTCACCTTGCACCTCGATTTCTTTGTTGTGATTCGCAATTAATTCGCTTCCGTCGAGCATTTCCGCTTCGGGTCGCAGGTCTTTTGTTACCGTCCAGAAACCCCCTCCGCACAAACCTTGAACCCGAACTCCTCCAACAACGAACCCCTCTATGATTGCCCGAACCCAAACCTTATCGCCCGCCTTCATTTCCCTGCCCTCCGTGCTGGATGGTTCTTGTTTGTCAATTTCGTGATCCATTGCCTAAGCTCCTTGTTTCGTTCCTGTAAAATCTTCACCCGCAATTCCAACCAGTACACTTTGTCCTGGAGGTTGTGGGTCTTTTCGTCGTCGGTCATCGCCTCACCTGAGCCTCCCGTTTTGAAGTTGTCGCAAAAAGTTGTCGCAAAAAGTTGTCACCATATAGGGGTAGGGGATGGGTAGCCGTCAATCCTACCGACCGGATCCACAAAGGAGGGGAAAAACGGAGATAGGTACTAACTAGGAGAAAAGTAGCGACAACTTCCTTAAATATATATATATATCTAATGATTTCATTGCTATTCTTGCGTTTTTCGGTTGTCGCAAAGTTGTCGCAAAGTTGTCGCTTTTTTGCAAAGTTGTCGCAAACTTTTGCTAATCCTGTTTTGTTTTGCATAATCTTTCCTGACATTGCTTTTCCGTTATCCAAAATGCGACAACTTTTGCGACAACTTTCAGCGACAACTTTAGGCTGGATCGGCCAATCGAACCTTAATCTGTTCCCGTTTTCCGTAGGGCCTCGACTCCAAAAGGATCTTCCCGGCCTCCTGGAGCCTCGCTGCCGCGCTTACTAGGTCGCCTTTGGAAATATGTCGCCTGTGCTGGATCGCTCGCAGGTTGACCCAATCGCCCGCTTTGGTGACAAAATCCATAATTGCCATCTCGGCTTTGTTCTTGTGCGGGTTGATCGTGTTTATGTCGATGAGCCCGCAAGCCTGCCGGGTAAGATAGTTTGACAACCGAATCGCCCAGTCTACGTCTTGGATTTGGATTGCCGTTGTGTGGCCTTCGGTGTTGAACCCGTTAAAAATGCTAGCCGACTCCCTGGAGCACCTCGATAGCATGGCGTATTTCATCGATCTCGCCGCCGTTCTCGACCACATGCTAGATCGTCCATCGTCCTCGATTGCCGATCGACTGTGAATCGCCCGTCTGTGTGCGTCCCATCGCGCTTCTGCTTCAGCATCCATTCGCAAGACGAACGGATCGGGCTTGCTGCCGCCGACCTCAAAAATTGGCTTGGCTTGCCACCCTTTCACCTTGTCGATGATCGACTGCGGGACTGGAG